GTAAGAGAGAGGCCATAGGAGAATAATATGGGTGATTTTATAATAGTTAATTTTGATACTGGAAACCCTGAGCAAATTCTATCAGTGAATAATAGATCTGACTTTGAAGAGGCAGGGTGGTTCAAGGCACAGGAAGGGCGTGTGGTAGCCCTAGACTTACCTGCAAATTATAGTCATGAAGATATTTTTCAGACCAGTTACTGGGAAGCAAGCGAACAACAGTGGAAAACTAGGTCAGCTCAACCCACAGGTTTTTATGTGTGGACAGCGGAGAAGAAGTGGGAAGTAGACAGCGACAAAGTAATGGCAACTTTAAGGCAAGAAAGAAACAGTAGACTACAAGTAACTGATTGGACGCAAACGGCTGATGCACCCTTTACAGACGAAAAGAAAGCAGAATGGGCGACTTATCGTCAAGCATTGCGCGATATAACAAAAGATGTATCTGCAACATTAGATACACTTGTTGGATTCAACTGGCCCACACAACCATCATAGAAAAATAAACCTTGACATTTAAACCCTTTTTGAGTATAATTCCTCCATGGCTAAAGAAGTAACAGCAATTTCTCCGGAAGGTATGGAAGTAGCAAACTCTTATCTGACTCTTGGGAATATCAAGGGAGTTTGCGAGCATCTGTCCGTCTCGGAAAACAAAGTGGTTGATATATTAAATCGCCGAGAAGTAAAGAAGTACATAGACACAGTTTATTTAGACACGGGTTATCGGAATAAAAACAATATCGGTACTCTCTTAGATGAAATGATACAATCAAAGCTGGACGAGGCACAAGAAAGTGGCGTATACTCTAGCAAGGACTTAGCAGATTTATTACAAATGGCACATAAAATGCGAATGGATGAAATCAAAGCTCAAGCTGAGTTAGAGAAAGCATCCGCCTCAAATATTAGGAACCAGACAAATGTTCAGATTAATGAGGGAGTGCCATTTGGTGAAGGTAATTACGGTAAGTTGATGGGCAAATTACTAAATGGACCAGGACGACCTTAATTTTAACAAGCTCAATCAACTTAATACCCGATTCCTGACCCACGAAGCACAATGTGAAGAAAGATGGAAGACTATTTTTGCGAGGTTAGAGATTTTAGAGAAGAAAATGGACAGACTACACACGATGTCTTTAGCGGCAACGGGAACAGTAGTAATGTTTCTAGGGGGGATTATCCTAACGTTAATTAACGGCTAATGATCGGAGAGGTGGCGGCCGTAATAAGCGCACTGAAAGCCTTAAATGATGGTATTAATACTATACGTGAAGCAGGAAAGAATGCACAAGGATTATCAAGTATAGTTGGAAAGTGGGGAGAGTCCCAGGAGAAGTATAACGAAGTAGAATTATCAAGAGCTGGAAAGATGAGTTATAAAGAAGCTCTTGCAATGGAAAGCGCGAAACGCCAACTAATTAATTTTGATAGGCAATTAAAAGATATTTGCCTAATGCAGGGACAAGGCGACCTTTATGCCGCGATTAAAACTCGAATGGAAGAAAGCCGTCTTGCACATGAAAAGGAAGTTGCACGACTAAAGATAAAGAGACGTGAGTTTAAAAAGAACTTAGGCTTAATTGGAGGATTATTTTTTGTTTGGGCCTTTGGTATGACTGTCATTTATATAATCGTCAAGTTTACTATTTAGGAGGTGATCATCTAATGCCATACGGAAAAGGAACATACGGCGGGAAACGGGGCCGTCCCAAGAAGAAAAAGAAAAAGGGTAAGAAAAGGAAGTAAATGGACTTAATATTTAACCTCGCAACAACTTTTTGGCAATGGAGCATATTTGTTGCACTAGTTATAATTGGTTATGTCTTTAGTAGGTTCGATGGGCAAGGTGAGAATAGGGTAGGCTTCGTCTTAGACTGGGGAATGCCTGTAATGACGCCTATACCCATCGCTACTAAAGATAAAGGATTTTGGAGGGGTATCTTTTTATGGCTCCTCGGGGTTCGACAATGGGAGCTAGCAGAAGATTTTTATTTTACTCTAGAAGGTGAGAATTACAAGATTCCTAAAGGGTTTCAATTTGACGGAGCTTCAGTGCCGAAGTTTCTAGCAATGTGGCTCTCACCTACGGGAGTATTATTAATGGGCGGACTTGTACACGATTATGGGTACAAATACGCTACATTAATGAAAGAAGACGGTACAAATATTGGATATAAGAAGCAAGCTTACATGGATAAGATGTTTCGAGATATTTGTATCGAAGTAAATGGCTTTAAGTTTTTAAACTATCTCGCTTATTGGGCACTCTGTGTAGCAGGCTTTATTGCTTGGAATAAGCATAAAAGAAATGGAACTCATATCGATGAAACGAATTAATAGAGAACCCGTTGATTATATTACCGTTCGCAAAATGCAACTTATGGAAGACCGTGATAAGGCTTCCAAAGACTATGATAAACAATGGTATAATCGATTAATTCAGGAACTTGATTGGGCAGGAGAATTTGCGAAGAATAAAATTTCTCGTAATTGCTATATGGAAGAATTAAATGTCTGATATGGATAGATTTTCAGGGGATATGTCCCGTAATGAGGTTGAACTAGACCTTAGTAAATTTATGGAACTGCTCCAAGAGCAATCAAAACTTAAGGATAGGATTAGGGAGCTAGAAGATGTTTCTACCGTTAATCCTTGGCAAAAAGTCATTTTTATGGCACAAGCAGTAGACAGTTGGCGGATATTCCCGCGCTTATTTTTAAGCGTGTATATCTTTCTTTTGTACTACGCAACAATGTGGTTCATGGCATTACCAGAACCAAGCATGGAGCAATCAGGACTTATTTCAATTATAGTAGGTGCTGGAGCTGCCTGGTTTGGTCTGTATGCTGGAACCAGTAAAGGAAAAACAGACCACTAATATATTCGCCGAAAGGGAATATAAAGAACTTGCTAAACATAGGAGTTTATCATGACTAAACCATTACGCCTCTCATCAGAGGTATTTAATCCGTTGTGGAGAAGCAGCATTGGATTTGAAAGATTCGTAGACGATTTTTTCAGTGATCCTATGGTCTCCGGGACACAAACAGGCTATCCGCCTTATAACATTGCAAAGAAATCAAACGGTATATACGAGATTATTCTCGCTGCTGCGGGGTTTCAAAAGAACGATATTAGTATCTCACTTGACAAAGGTACTCTTACTATCAAGGGAGAAATATTAAGTGCAGATGATACTATAGAATATCTGTACAAAGGAATTGCAGAAAGAAATTTCGTACGTAGCTTTAAACTTGCCGAATACGTGGAAGTTCAAAGTGCTGAATTTAAAGATGGAATTCTAAGGGTATCACTTATTAGGAATGTTCCTGATGAAATGATGCCTCAACAAATTCAAATAGCGTAGAGGTTTCATATGGCAGTAGAGATAAGTCGCAGGGATGTAACCTGCGACTCACTACTAGATTTAGAGTCTGAGACAAGGTTTCTCAAATTACCAGCAGATCCTTATATGGAATTGCTCGGCGTAACTCCACTTGCTAGTCAGGTGGCCATCATAAACGCGATTAATAATCCGAAATACCGTTTTGTGTGTGCGGCGGTTTCGAGAAGACAGGGTAAAACCTATATCGCAAATATAATAGGGCAACTAGTCTCACTAGTACCTAACTCAAACATACTCATTATGTCCCCTAACTATGCCTTGTCTCAGATCTCTTTTGATCTGCAAAGAACTCTAATAAAACATTTTGATTTAGAAGTTCAGAAAGACAACGCAAAGGACAAAGTAATAGAGTTGTCCAATGGATCCACAATACGAATGGGAAGCGTTAATCAAGTCGATTCTTGTGTTGGCCGGTCTTATGACCTCATTATTTTTGATGAAGCAGCTTTGGCTGATGGGCGTGATGCTTTTAACGTAGCATTACGTCCGACTTTAGATAAGGACAATTCTAAAGCATTATTTATATCAACCCCGCGAGGAAAAAATAATTGGTTCGCAGAGTTTTGGTACAGAGGTTTTTCAGATGAATACTCGGAATGGGCATCTATTAGAGCGACTTATAAAGAGAATCCTCGCATGTCTGAAAGCGATATTGCGGAAGCTAGAAAATCTACCTCAGAGGCTGAATTTAGACAAGAATATGAAGCTGACTTCAATATCTATGAGGGACAGATCTGGAACTTTGACAGGGAACATTGTTTAGCTAATTTTAGCGAGTTAGACACTTCTAAGATGGATATATTTGCGGGCTTAGATGTAGGTTATAGAGACCCTACAGCATTTTGTGTAATTGGATATGATTGGGATGAAGAAATCTTTTATTTGGTAGATGAATATTTAGATGCCGAGCAAACTACAGAAACACATGCAAAAAAGATTCAGAGTATGATTGATAAGTGGGATATTGATTGGATTTATATTGATTCTGCTGCTCAGCAGACTCGTTTTGATTTTGCTCAGAACTATGATATTTCAACTATGAATGCGAAGAAGTCTGTACTTGATGGAATAGCCCATGTAGCCACAATAGTAGATAATAAAAAATTACTTGTCGAGCAAACATGTACAGAATCAATAGCATCTTTAGACCAGTATCAATGGGACCCCAATCCTAATTTGATGAAGGAAAAGCCGAAACACAATCAAGCGTCTCATATGGCAGATGCGCTCCGATATGCATTATATTCGTTCGAGACTTCTGCAGCAAGTTTTTAAGATACCTACTTAAAAATAATTATTGACATAGTATCTCAAACTGGATATAATTCTTTAGATAAAAATGAAGGACTCAAGCAAGGATGCCTCAGTTAAAACGCGATGTAGTAAAGTATGTTAGAGACAAGGCAAAATCTAAATATGAGAAAGGTTCGGCTTGTGAAATTTGCGACTCAACAGAAGCGTTGGATTTTCACCACTTCTACTCATTAGCCCCGCTATTAAGGAAATGGTTAAAAGAAAATAAACTTAACCCAGAGTACATTCAAGCACTCAGGGAGGATTTTATAGAACAGCACAAAGCCGAACTTTATGATTATACTGCTACTCTGTGTCATACACACCATATGCAGTTACATAAAGTATATGGAAGAGACCCTGGTTTAGGAACCGCAAAAAAACAAATGCGTTGGGTCGAGATTCAAAGAGAAAAACATAATGGCATGGTATGACAGATTCTTTAGAAGACAAGTAGAAGAAAAAGATAATCCTTCTCAATCTCTCATGGGAGGGTCTTCCGAAGGTACCAGAGAACCTACAGTAAGCTACGAGCGGCAGTACGAAGAATTAGAAATTGTCAATCGTGCCGTAAATATGATTGTAGATGACTGTGCTGAGATTCCTGCAATTATACAAGGATCTGCAAAACTTACAGGTGTTATTAAAGGTACTAAAAGAGCAAAAATAGATTCTCTTTTAAATTATGAACCGAATCTGTTCCAAGATATAAATACATTTAAAAGAAATCTTATAACAGATTTCATTTTAGATGGAAATATTTTTATTTATTTTGATGGCGTACATTTATATCATTTACCATCAAGTAAGATGACAATTCATTCTAGTAAGTCAACTTATGTAGAAAGGTATGAATTTTCAGGTGCTAT